GGATATAGAGCGTGATGTTCTTCTCCTTGCGCACCTTGCGGACGAGCGGCTTGAACACCTGCTGGAAGAACGGGTCCTGGAGCTTGTTGTTCTCCATCCAGCAATAGACGGTGGATCGTCCTCCGACATACTCCAGCAGCTGTACGTACCAGTCTATGAACTCCGCGTTGAGCGCCTGTGCGAGCCTTGCCTTGATGACATAGAGTTTGCCGTCGCGCTTTCCGAGGAGCATGACCGCCTTGAACGATTTGCCCTTCTTCCCCTTGCTTTCTCCTGGCGCAGGGTCGCCGTATATGACCAGGAACTTGAACTTCGAGAGCGGTGGTACTTTGCCATAGATGACCTCCTTGAAAATCTCCCCCTCTGAAATCGGGTTGTTGAAATACTCATGCTGCTGGCTGAGTGTCGATATTTTCGACAGTGTGCGGTCGATGTCCTCCTCGGTGTTCTTCTCCGGCCATGTGGAGTGTCCGTTCTTGTCGCGTATGTTCACGATGTCCCAGTGGTCAGCCATTTCCCCTGCTCGTGTGATGCAGCAGTCCTTGGCTATGATGTTACCGCAGAAAATGACCAGTGTCGGCTCGGAGGTGGAACGTGTCGGATAGAGCGCCTGTTCCCACCATTCCCACCGCTTCTGAATGATGTCGGGGTTCTTGGTGTCCTCGTCGGTGTCGAAGTCGTCGATGAGCAGCACGTCGGGGCGTATGGCCTCGTTGCGCGAGCCGCGTGGCGACTGTCCTGCACCTATGGCGCGGAACGCCACGCCTGCCTTTGTGATGAACTCGTCTTCGGTCCACGCGCCCAGCGTCTGCTGCTTCCCGTAGTAGGCCTCGATGCGTCCGTTAGCCTCCAGGTTTGCCCTGTATGGCGCGAGCAGCCGGACAGCGTTGTCCTTGCTGTTGGAGGTGAGCAGCACATTCCTTTTCTTCCCAGTGAGCACCAGGAAAGAGACGATGAACATGGTGATGGTGGATTTCGCCAGCTCACGGCTCCATGACAGCACCTCATACCACTCATCGTGCGCTATGATACGGCGGATGGCCTTCTTCTGGAAGTCGGCGAACTCATACTTGGCATAGCCAGGAAAGAAGAACTTGATCCACTCGATGGGATGTGCCTCGAGGTAGATGCGGTGCCTTTCCCTCTCGCCGTGGCTCATGTTCTGGTCCACCGGCGTAGAGCGGTGTATGTCCTGTTTGTACTGCTCCCAGTTGAGGAGTGCGTTTTTGTCGGTTTGCTTCATGGGAATGATGGGAGTTATGGGAATGATGGGAGTTAATGGGAGAGATGGGAGTGGTAAGAATGTTAGAGGATGGATTTGATGAACGTGTCGGCGAGCCTGGTTATTTCCTTTGCCTTTTCGAGGTCGTCGGTACGAATGAAGTCGATGAAGCGTGTCATGGTGCTGATGACATCGGCGATGCCCACCTCCGTCTCCATCTGCTTGATGGACTTGGAGAGCTTGCCGATGATGTCCGCCTCGGCTGATGTGGCGAAACGCTCCCCCTCGGGCCGTCCCTCGATGGCCTTGTTCATCTCCGCGACCTGCCTGTAGAGGCTTCGAATCTGCTCCTCCCTTGTGAGCGTGATGCCCACCCGCTGTTCCTCCCACTTGCCGGCGCGCACCCAGTTGGAGACCGAGACACGCGACACTCCCACGCGGTCGGCAATCTCTTGCTGCGTGAGGTTCTCTTTGAGGTAGAGCGTCTTTGCCCATTCCTTCTTCTGTGTATTTGTCAGTTCCTTAGCCATAAGACTTGTGATTTTTAGGGTGCAAAGTTGGCCATAATTTTTCGGTTTTGAAAAACGTGTCCGCATGATGACATTTTATGGTGTTATCATTTCATTATAAAGTTGTTATGATAAAATCCCGATTTGCGAGGGTGGAAAAATAACCGCAATTTTGCACCGTAAAATCGGGTGTGGCATCCACTAAATTAAGTTGCGGCCAAGCCACAACCTACAGAAAAAACAATCCGACATAATTAGTAGAATCCACCTAAAGAGCGACAAAAACAGACATGAGGCAATTTTTCAACATCATCCCCGGCGACGACACCTGCTGCATCCTGCTGTACGGTGACATCGGCGACAGCTACGGCACCGTGAGCAGCGGTCAGATAGTGCGAGAATTACTGGCTGCGGAAGCAGCCTATAAGAGCATCGATGTTCGCATCAACAGCAACGGCGGTGAGGTATATACAGGCATAGCCATCTTCAACGCCCTGCGCAACAGCAAGGCGGACATCCGCATATACATTGACGGTATCGCCGCAAGCATGGCGAGTGTGATAGCCTTGTGCGGCAAGCCTGTGCAGATGAGCAAGTACGCCCGTCTGATGCTCCACAGCGTAAGTGGCGGCTGCTACGGCAACAAGAACGAGCTGAAGAGCGTGCTTGCCGAGATAGAGAGTCTGGAGGACACGCTGTGCCAGATGTACGCCGCCAAGATGGACCAGAGTGTAGAAGCCATCAAGTCGGCTTACTTTGACGGAGAGGATCATTGGCTGACGGCTGACGAGGCATTGCACCTGGGTCTGATAGACGGCATCTACGATGCGGACCCCGTCCCTGAAGACAGTACCCCGGAGCAGATATACACCATTTTCAATAACCGGCTCGCTGAGCCACAAAAAGAGTTAAACATGAACATAGAAGAATTGAAGAAGCGTCCGCAGTTCAAGGACTGTGCGACCGAGGCCGACGTGCTTGCACGCATCGACCAGATAGAGGCCAAGGCTGCCAGAGCCGACGGTCTGGAAACCGAGAACACCACGCTGAAGGCGACGGTGAAGAGACATGAGGACGCAGCCGAGGCTGTTGCCGCCGCAGAGCGCAAGACGCTGCTTGACGCAGCCGAGGGCGACGGTCGCATCAATGCCGAGACCCGTCCTGTCTATGAGAATTTGCTGAAGGAGCATCCTGAGGACGGCAAGAAAGCCCTCGCTTCCCTCACACCGAAGAAACGTGTAGTGGATGACCTTGGCGGTGGCGACCCCGGCAAGGAGAGTCCCTGGGAGAAGCGCCAGCGCGAGATCCGCGACAAGTATAACCATCAATAAGAAGAAGAACTATGGCGATTAACATCAAAAACACCAACTACAACGGCGAGGTGCTGGAGCAGCTCCTTACCGTGGCTACGACCAGCAACGAGATTGTGGAGAAGGGATTGATCCACGTGATTCCCGGTGTGTCGAAGAAAATCTCAATCCCCCGTCTGCACACGGGCAAGATGCTGCGCAAGCAGAAGGAAGACCCGAAGGTGGAAGACTCGAAAGGCAACTTCACCTATTCGGAGCAGGAACTGAACCCCGTGGACTTCATGGCGTTCACCGTATTCAACCCCCGTGTGTTCGAGAACATCTGGCGTCCGTTCCAGCCGAAGGGCGACCTTGTGTTCTCCGAGTTGCCTCCTAACGCACAGAACGCGCTGCTTGACGCCCTGTCGAAGCAGGTGCAGTTCGAGCTTGGCGGCCACTACATCAACGGCGAGTACGGCAATGACGACGACCACCTGTTCAACGGCATCCTGACTCAGGCAGCCAAGGACAGCGACATCGTGGTTGTGAGCAGTGAGGCAACGAAGATGGTTGACCGTCTGGCGGCCGTCCGTGCCCAGATTCCCGTGGCTATGATCGAGAACCCGAACCTCCGCTTCCTGATGAGTCCGTCGGACTTCAACAAGTATGACGACGAGCTGACCGCCCGCGAGTACAAGAACCGCGACGAGACGACCCGCAACATCAAGATGTACAAGGACATCAAGATCGAGACGCTGGCCGCCTGGCCCGACGACCTTATTGTGGCCACGCTTTGCAGCCCGAACGCGATGACGACCAACCTGTTCGCCGCCGTGAACCTTCAGGACGACGAGCACGTCATCAAGATCGGTCCCGTGAGCAACATGAGCGAGCTCTACTTCTTCAAGATGCTCATGAAGGCTGACACCAACATCGCCTTCGGCGAGGAGTTCATCGTGCTTGACAGCCGTGCGGAACCTACTTTCGTCCAGGCTGAGGAGGAAGAGGAACAGCAAGGAGGCGGTAGCTGATGGCACGACTGAGGTATCTTGTCATCCACTGCACCGCCACGCGT